TTAAGAGCGATGAAAACAAAGTGTTTCCTGATCGCGGCATGGCGCAAAGAAAATTAATAGTTTTAGTTTCTTTTGCCATATACAGGAGTTTCCTCTATGGCCTTTTTCTTTTCCTGTTTAAGTTGAGCTGCTTGTCTTTCTTCCACAACTCTTTCTGTCGTCTGTAATTGTCCTAAAACATTAAAGACCTCAGGTTGAGAAGAGCCAGGTGTTAATGTATTTTTCTTATTTTTAAAAATTTTACCAAAAGATTCTAATTGATGCGTATCTACATTCGTTGTATCAAATGAGCCATCATCATATATTTTTTTAAACTTAGACCATTCAGCAATTTCTCTCATCCGATCTTTAGCCACTAATTGCATATTAGCTTTGCCATAGGTCTTCTGATCAATTTCAATTTGAATAAGTTTTCTCTCGAGAGGATCTTTTTCTTTTTTTAATTCGACTTGCTTTTGTTCTAATTCAACATCATTTTTTCTATAATCAAAAGAGAGGTTCATAAGGTTTTCTAAAAATACATTTTGTTCTCTTACACATTGCCAGTATTTAGATGCATTGGTAGGATATTTCGCATCACTTAAAACAGAAATCTCCATCTCTGTTTTAGTTCTAAAAATTTGTTTTTTAGTCCAAGTATCTCTCAGTTCTCCGATTAAAGATTTAAACTGAGTAACTTGAGTAGAATCCAATAATTGATCCATTCTTGGAGCTTCTTTTTCAATAACTGTGAGAATATTTCTTTTCTCTTTCATATGTCTTATTCCTACCTTTTTTTAATTAGGAAGTCAAATTTTTAACTTGTAGTGATGTTTTTAGGATCATTAAGAGTTGTTGTTGCCGTACTATATTCTTCCACTAAGTCTGATCTAGCAGCTGTAGTAGGAGAATATCCTCCTATTGCCAAAGCTCCTGTATTATCTCCTGCTCCGCTACCTGATTGTAGATTATTACTCATAGCCGCTCCCGTAGCAAATGCTGTACCATCCCAAGTTTGGGAATTAGTTCTCGCATAAGTGGGAGGTGATGATGGAGGAGCTGCGCCCATAATTCCAGCTGTTTGAGATCCTCCACAGACACCTCCAGCTGCCGTTCCTCCGTAAAGCATGGTCATTGGACTCGTTGTCCAACTTGTCCCATCATAAGTTCCCACAAAAGTGGAATAGGCATAATCGCCTGGGGGACCTGAGTAGCCTCCCATTCCTAAAGCCGCAGCAGAATTTCCTACTATAGAATTTCTCCATGTGGCTTGAGTTAATGCACCACCTGTTGTCCAAGTAGGTGTACTATAGTGTTCCGTCGTTGTCATTTTACCTGGAGCCCATCCACCAGCCATAATGCCTGCTGTTTGAGGACCATCGCCAGATGTATAAACTCGTTGTGGTGATCCTGGAGAAGCTGCTGTTTTAGCCGTCCAAGTCGTACCATCATAATCATAAGTATTAAGTGTAGGCGAACCCGAAGCTCCACCCACTGAAGACCATGCAGCGGTTTGAGTTCCGCCAGCTGTTCCAAAATAAGAAGGGGCCGGAGTTGAACCTCCCGCTGTCCACGAACTACCATCAAAGTGTTCGGTGGCAGATGTATAATAAGGTGGAGTCGGTGAAGTATCTCCGCCTAGCACAAACGTAGCGCTAGAAGTCCCTATACTTTGTCCCATTTGTTGTCCCGATCTTCCATTTGAAAGAGTTGCTGCTGATGCCCATGCATCTAAAACATATGTGTTGGCATCAAAATTATATTCACAAGCCGTTGCCGTTGTAGCAGGTTGTTCACCACCCGCCATTGTTCCAGCCGTTCCTGAGCCTGCTCCCCCTGCAAATAAAGTTTGTGCAGTAGGATAAGCTGCTCCTGTTGACCATGTACTTCCATCGTATAAATTCGTTACTGTACTAGCTGAAGGTTGATTCCCTCCAACATTCACTGCTGCAGATTGTGTTCCAAATGCTGCGGCATAACGTACTGCAGCGGGTAAAGCCCCACTTGCCGTCCAATTTGTACCATCATAATTAAATGTAGTAGAAACAGCTGTAGGTTGACTATCATCTGAGCCACCCATAAAAACTGCGGCACTTTGAATACCTGCGCAACTTGCTTCTTGAGTTGCTGTTGGTATAGCTGTCCCTGCTGTCCAAGCCGTACCACTAAATTCTTCCACAACCGTTAAAGATCCACCTGGATTTGCACCGCCGATCATTAGTCCTGCAGTTTGAGTACCACAAGCTGATGCATCCCATCTACCATTTGTTAAGCCAGCTGGAGAAGCGGTCCACGTTGATCCATCATAAGTATCTCCTGTCGTTAAACCAGGATGACCACCGAAGTTTGCTCCAGCGGTTAAAGTTCCAAAACCACCATTTTGTGTAGGTCGGGCAGTTCCAATGTCACCACTAGAAGTCCAACCCGTTCCATTATATTCTTCTGTTGCCACTCCTGGAGGACCTGCATTCGTTACCCAAAAAGCTGATTGAGTTCCATTAGCTCCATAATTTTTTCTTTCATTAACAGTAATCATAGGGGCTGCCGTTGCCCATGAGCCTCCTGCAACATAGGTTTGTAATTTAGATACATCGGTAGCGTACCACACGTGACCAACATCAATGGCCGCTCCTGGTGCGGTTGTTTCAAAAGTAACTTCGGTACCTTTAATTTCGCGATATGTTCCCATTTAATCTCCTAAGGAAGTGTAATAGTTTCCGGGCGATTGCGCATTTCTTTTTCTTCTGCACTTAAAGCGTCAAAAGTTGCTTGCATAGATTCTGTCTCTGCAGTAACTAAAGCTTGAGCTTCGTCCTTCGTTTTAGTAGTGCCATTATTTCTAGCAACCCACAAACGTGACTCTTGACCATCTGTTGCTACCCATACATTAGCCGGATACCCTCGAAGCCAGAATTTTCTTCTGTCCGCATGAGTAATAAAACCTTTGCCGGTGTTAGTTGCAACACTATAGTTAAATATATCAGCCATATTATGTCCTCCTTATTTTGTTATAATTGTTTACTTATCATTTGTCTAGCTTGTTGTCACCGTTTGTACAGTGGCAACTAATCCTAATTCTTCAGTAGCATCCGTAGAGGCTGGAGTTTCTCCTCCACAAGCCAAAGCGGTCATCTGAGTTGCGGTTACAGCACTTCCAAATTGATCTCGTGGTGTAGACATACTCACGGACGTCGCCCATGAAGTTCCATCCCATAATTCTGTATCATTATAAATCGTGTAGGCCGGGCCTGGGGCACTATTTCCCCCGTATGCGGCTGCGGCCGTTTGAGTTCCATTTCCTCGTGGAAATTTTCTTGTTTGATTAAGAGTATTAGCAGTCGTCCAAGTACTGCCATCAAAAAGTTCAGTAACGTCATAAGTGGCATAAGGAGGAGGTACTTGACCTCCTGCTACTACTGCTGCTGTTGCCGAACCAGCGGCAGCCATATACTGTCTTCCTGTATTCATTGCACCAGGTGATGTTGTCCAAGTTGCACCATTAAAAGTTTCAGCAGAACTAATTGCGTTCACAGGTGCTGAACCTCCAGCTACCCAAACCGCTTCAGTCGTTAAACCCGCGCCCCCTTGTCCTTTTCGTGCGGCATTGAGCGATGTTGGATTAGTTGTCCAAGCCGTACCACTAAATTCTTCAACTCGAGTCATAACTGAATATGCAGGTGGACCTGTGTATCCTCCACAATAAATTGCAGATGTATTAGACGCACCGGCTCCTGATCCTAGAGTTTGAGCTGAGGCCAAAGATGGAGAAGACGTCCAAGTACCATCAGTATATGAATAGGTAGAAGATGAAGATGCACCTGTTGCCATAACAATGGCTGAAGTTTGTATTCCCGCACCGCCCATTGAAACAGCGGATGGTGTTACCATATTTCCTCCTGTTGCCCATGCTGCGGTTCCTACAACACTTTTGTAGGCTCCAGATGTAGTATTATACCACACTTGTCCTTCGAATGCAGTTGGGACATCACTTGCCAAACTTTGAATTGTTCTACCTTTTATTGTTTTGTAATCACTCATAATTAACTCGTTGTTATTGTTTCTGCTGCACCAACCACTGCAAATGTTTCTGTAACATCTGGAGCTGCTGGGGCGGGATTTCCACCGAAAGCAACAGCACCTGTATTATTCGTACCTGCTCTGCCGGGATAAGCTCTAGCCACACTTAATGTGCCAGTCGCACTCCAAGCTGAACCATCAAAAGATTCTGTAAATGCTTGAATGTTTGTTGGATTCGGAGGAGAATTAAATCTTCCTCCATACATGAGAGCTAAGGTCTGTGTGCCTGAGGCTCCACTTCCATTTCGAGCGTTATTAATAGAGACCGGACTATTGGTCCAGTTTGTACCATCATAAGTTTGAGTGGTTGTAATTCTTGATGTATTTTCATTAGGACCCGTATAACCTCCCATATACAGACCAGCTGCTTGAGTTCCTACGCTTCCACCAGCTCGAGAAGTAGTAGCTTGAGCGTTCCCTGCAGTCCATGTTCCTGAAGCATATTCATTGGTTATACCTGTTATAGCAAAAGAAGGCGTCGTTGTACCACCCGCTACTAAACCTGCGGCATTGGTTCCAAGTCCTCCTCCAATTGATATAACAATAGGATAGGCTGTGCCATTGGTCCAGCTTGTACCATCATAAGTTTCTGTGTTTGTCATTTGCCGAGCAGGGTCAGGATTGGCATCTCCTCCTACAGCTACCGCCGCAGTTTGAATTCCAAATCCAGCTATTCCAAATCTTCCGGTATTCATTCCTGGATTAGTAGTCCATGAAGTTCCATCCCATTCGCCTGAAACAGTCAATTGAGGATTACCTCCCATGCTTAAAGCTGCAGTTTCAGTTCCACAACCCGATGTACTTCCTACACCAGTAGGAAAAGCTGGTCCTGAAGACCATGAACCTGATTGAACACCAACTTTAAGTGCACCTGAAGTTGAGTTATACCAAATATCACCGATTAAAATATTAGAAGGATCAGAGCTAATTTTTTGAACGTTAAAGCCTTTAATTTCTTTATAGTCAGCCATGAGGATTATTTATCCTTCAATAACCAACCTTGTGTAGCTCCTGAATAAACAAGTGTAAATGCAGCACGTTCAACTGAAACAGTTAAATCTGCGGCACTTCCTTGAATGTTTTCTGAATTACGACCCACGGTTAGATTGTCTGTATCAAATGTAGCAGCATAATCAACCAGCGTTACTTCATCTCCTAAAGTAGGGGATGAAGGCAATGTCACTGTAAATGCTCCTCCAGAGGTATCACAAAAATACCCATTGCCTGCTACGGCATTTGCTGGATCAGCAGTGATAACTGCTTGCCATGATGTTCCACCTGAGTTATCTACCCATGATAAAACGCCACCTGTTGTTGATGTTAATATTTGATCATTAGAAGTAGCAACGCCTGCCGGCATCGTTAAAGTATAAGATGTCGTCGTTCCATTTGCTTTAAATCCAATGTACTCTCCTCCTGTAGTGTCTTGTAGTCTTAGTTCTTTCTGTGATCCAATATTTAAACCATCTGCAGCAACCCAAGTTAGATTTGCATCTCCTCCGAAAGCTCCAGCGTTATTATATTGAACTTGTGTTGTAGATCCTGCGACTGATCCGAAATCAGCACTCGCATCTAAAACGTTTGTACCATCACTGTAAAGTAATTTTGTTCCTGTAACGCCTGCAGCCCATGTAATTCCTGTCCCTGAAACTGTTTTAACGGTTACGGTATAAGTTCCACCTGCTTCAGCATTATTAATCAACCACCAGTTTGGTGTAGAATCTGGAACTGTTAAAGTTCCATTTCCTGCTGATAATGTTCCTGTTAATTTCCAAACTCTTGTTGCAAGAGTAGCGCCTGTTGCGCCTTCTGTTTTAACTAAAGCTGTCGTTCCATTATCTGGAATCGCTTGTGTTGTATATCCCCCTGAAATTTGTTCAATGATATCCCAGTTGGTATTAGTTAATGTACCCCACGTACCGGCTTTTTCACCGGTAGCCATTTTTTGAATTCCTAAAGCTGTATATGTAGATGGCATATTTTAAAATCTCCTAAGCTGCTGTTTTATCTACTTCAGACCACGTTACTGTAGTGCCTTTAGATACCTCACTATAAGACACCGTTGATCCCTTGTCAACCGGAGACCACGCAAATGCTGTTCCTCCAGTTCCAATTGTCATTCCTAAACCAGTAGGTGTAACAACGGCTTTCCCATCGATACTTACACTACCTAGCGATGATGTCAACCCTAAACCGACTACTGGATAGCCAGATTCTTGACGAATAATTCCTAAAGAAGCACTTAATCCAAATCCCGTAAGAGGAATAGTGACATCTGTATAAGCGGTTTCATCACCTAAAGATGCTGTTAATCCAAATCCATCTGGTTTAGCAATAGTTCCTCCTTTTACAGCGGCAGCACCAAGTGTAATCGTCATGGCTTGACCAGTAACTGGAACAACTTCACCTGAAAGAACGCTTGCCGTTCCTACCGCCGAAGTCATACTTAATCCTAAAGGTGTAATGGCAAAAGTTCCTGGTATAGATCCGACAGAAGCTGTCATGCCTAAACCAGTTACTAATTCATGAATTGAATCAGCTGTAATTCCTACATTACCTACAGAAGCAGTTGCACTAACTCCTGTTGGAAGAACTGAATACGTATCGCCCCAAGCTCTATTACCCCAGGATCCTCGACCCCATCCTTTTTCAATGGTTCCTTCGGCTGTCTCATCTCCTAAAGAAGAAGTTAAACCTAAACCTGTAACATCAACTTCAGCATTAAGGTAATCGGCACCCCAAACGTATTCGCCCCATGTGAGACGACCCCATCCTGAATTATGATAGGCTGTGACTTCTCCGATTGAAGAAGTTAGTCCTAAACCAGTAAGAGATATATCCGAATCATTTTGTTGATTCCATGCTCCTGAACTCCATCCTAAAGCTCCAAAGGTATTTTGAGTAAGATCAACAATTCCTCCCATACCAATTCCATGAACATAACAAGCAAAATAAAAATCTGTTTCTGAAGAAGGTGTAATTTCTATGTAACGAGTAGTAGCTGCGTTGAAAGTTGTAGTGTTAGTGTAATCAGATTGATTACTTGAACCGTCTAAATAATAAGTAACACCGGAAGAAATAATTCCGGCTCTCATAGTAGAAGTACTTGTACTATTAGAAGTAGAAAAAATTAAAGGATGATTGTCGTTTGTTGATCCTGATTGATCTAAACGTACTGTTCCTCCATTAACCCATGGAAAAGTAAAACTCGTAGGTTGCGAACCATCAAAAGTATAAATTGAACCCGTAGAACCAGTTTGATATTGAGTCCCTGTTGAGACTGCAATGGTAACCGTCAGATTTGCCATCGGAGCTTACCTCCTTAGGCTATTCTCAATATAGCTTGTGTATCTGTACGAGCAGGAAATTGAATTGTAAAAGTACCAGCTGTGGAAGTTTTATCTCCCCCAAAATCTAGAACACATACAGCTTTATCTGAAGCAGAAGTATTATAAATTAATGCTCCTCTTGCAGTAACCGTTGCTGTTTGCCAGGATACATTAGCATAATCAATTAATGCAGTATCACTCATTAGTGTTACTAACTGACTTGCTACGGCTAATTTTTTTCCACCAGCACTATAATTTGTACCTGAAGTTTCTCCAGCTGTTAAATAATCTGTAGTTGATTTCCCAATCGTAGCAGTACTAATGTACATTGCAATTTTAAAAACATCACCACTAGACGCAGTGAAATCATGAACTTTTTCAAAAAGTTGTTCTTTAAATGAATTACAAACTGCACTTGTTGTTATTGCCATAAGTCTCCTATTTAACTAAACCTGAATCTGTTGTTGAAGGAGTATTAAGAGGAATACGAATTGTACCACTTGTGTAATCTCCTCTTCTACGTCTTCCAATTTGTTCCAGACCAAATTTATCTACTTCCTGTTTATATCGTTGTTCGTAATATGTCAACATATCCATTGGGCCTTTTAAGAACCCATAGGCTTCTACTAGAGACGCATATAAAAGTCCGTTTCCAAAGCGTTTACTGATATAGGTTGAAGTATTTCCGCTACTTAAACCTGTAGGCATCTTCAAATATTCAGCTTCCACGGTATAAGTACTTGCATCTGGAGCAGGAGCAATCTTAAAATAGCCTGAACCTGATCCATCTCCGCCATCATAATTAGCCCAATATTTAGGTTTTCCTTTATTATTAGCTGTATCTTGGGTGTATTCATCCAGCATAGTTTGATCTACTTTTTCTAAATACCACATATTGCTAGAGCTATCCGTCATTTTAATAGCACGAATCACTAAGGTGCCTGAGGGAGCATTATAAGTTGCTTGCCCATCAAGAGCGGTTGCTTGAAAATAAAAACGATATGCATCAATATTAACATCTCTAAAAATTCTTTCTTCAGCATTACCAATTAATTGATCAGTAATAGTAGAAGATAAAACGGATGTATCCGTTTCGGTAAAATTTAAAATTGCCGTTGTTAATGTTGAATAAGTAAACTCTGCCATTATGCTTGTATAGTAACAGGTCCAATACTGACCATGCCACCGCCTCCTTCTTGAAATCCTGTTGTAGCAGTATTCGAATCCACTGTAAACTGGTAAAAATTTGAAGTCTGAACCAGAGTGGTACCATATTGAGAAATAACATACCCTGCTGCTTTAGCAATATTCGATCCTTGTATTCCATCAAAATTAGGAGGATCTGCATATTGAGCCACAGGATTCGTTGTTGATCCAGTTCCTGGTGCAAACATCGTTGCTCCATAAAAGCGATACGTATCTCCCATCGTACGCCCATGACCCGGTTCATTCACACGAATAATATTCGTTGCCGAAGTCTGAGTTTGAAAAGGATTCCAGGGCAATAAAGTACATGTAGCAAATTCTGTTCGTGCCGTTCGTGCATGAAGTAAAGCTTGAGGATCTCCTCCAGTAACTTTAATTTCTAATTGTGGAGATTTAGGTTCGTATTCAGAAATATGAACCCACATGCCTGTCCACTCTCTAACCATTTCAGTATAAGGATAAGCTTGTCCATCTCGATCGGAAATAGCTAATGAATATTTTCCTTGCGAAAATCGTGCCGTCATTATGACACCGCTGGGTAATAAGTTTGAGGGGTAACAAAGGTACTAGATGCCGAACCATCTTCGGCTAAAGCTCTAGCAAATTCATCTTCGTAATAAAGTTTTAATTCTTGGGTTTTTGCTGGATTAAGTTTTTGACTTAAATAAAAAGCTAATCCCGACACCATACAAGGGAAAAATCTATAAGGAACATCGGTAGCAAAAGTATAAGCACCATCTTTAGCTTGTGCATTAGGATGCGTAATACCTGCGTCTTGAATTCTTTTTACATAATAAATATTAATATAATTACTAGCTTGAGAAGAACCTGGTTCAATGTATAAAGTAAGTCTTGTTTTATCAATGAAGCGTTCTATCCAAAATTGACTAGGAACACCTTGAGTTTTCTTATTAGCTAAAGCTGCATAAGTTGAACGATCAATTTTTGTTAAAGTAATATCACTTTGACCAGTTGCGCCAGCATTCGTTCTATAAGCAGCTGTTAAAATATCAGTTGCGTTATAAATAAAAGTTGAAGATGCATCTGATCGTGCTGGATTAGTGGTGCTAGAATTTCTTATAGTATTGTCCCAATAAATGTCATAGACTCCTTGTCCATCATTTATATAAATACTAGTATTGGCAACTTCCCAGAAGTGAATTCCTCGGTTGCCCCATTCGGATAATAAAATGTTAAGAGAAAAAAGAGCAGTACTTAAACTCTGCCCAGATGTTAATTGTACATTACATCTTTGATATGCTTCTTGAATGCATTGAGAAACCGAAGGGTTAAATGCTAATGTTTCCGAAGTAGCCATTTATCCTCCTAACCGTAAAAGATTGTAACTTTATCTACTCCACCAGTAAGTTCGGCATAGGCGTCTGTATTACATTTAAGCCCATTACCCGGAACTTCTATTTGATAAACTGAATCTTCCCCTGCTGTTCCTGATCCTGCTGGTACATCAAAGGTAGCTATAACAGTGCCGGTTCCACCACCATCTCTAATTACAATGGTACCTAAAGCTGCTTCACTTACATAGTAAATTGCAAGAACTCTAGCGGGGCCTGCGAAGACTGCTCCTGACGTTGTAAGATGTGTTGCTTTTACATCTACTGGATATCCCATAATTTTTATCTCCTATTGTTGTGAGCTCCCGAAGGAGCTCACTAATTATTTATTATTGTAAGTTATTATTTTGTTGGTACAAAACAGTAACTCGAACTTCACCATCAGATGTAGCGCCAGTACTTGTCCACGTAAGTTTTACGTCTGCAGTACCAGTATCAGCCCATGCTAATGCACCACCAGATTCAGTTGTTGGATATTTACGTCCAACGCCAGAAGCAGTTGTGATCTCAAATGAATTGACAAAAGTAGCATTACCGCCAACTGTATCTCCAACACTGAGAGTGCAATTTGCACCAGCCATTGCTGTCGGACAGTCAAGAACGATATCTATGATTTGTGAATTAGCTGGAATAACAACAGTCGTATTGTTTGCAGCAGAAGCTCCACTATCAAGTGTATCCCCCGTTGAAAATGTCTGTGCCATTACAACTTGTCCAGTATTTTTTACATTAGATCCTAAAGTAGTACCAGTCGTATTCGAAATAGTACCTGCTTTAATAGGACCCGAAAATGTAGTTGTTGCCATGATTATAATCCTCCTAGTTATAAGATCTAGTCTCTAGGCCGTCGACTATACGCGTCTAGATCTAATTAAATAATTGTATAGTACTTTTTTTATAACTTACTTTTGAATAGAGCGCAAGAGATTAGGTGATGTGGAATGATTTTCCGAAAATGTAGCTTTTTACTAAGTAGCTACTGAAACTTCAGGCCTTGAATCAGCGATCTTAATTTTAAGATCATCTAATCGAGCTTCTTCTACTTTAATCTGAGTAATGATCTGTTTAATTGCATGATCAATTCTCGTCATTTCGAGAGTATATCTACCCTCTTTAAGATGCTCCTGTTCCCAACTTAACTCCAAGGACTTCTTTTGTTTGTACAGGTCTTGGATCATTTATTACCTCCTCATAGGTAATCCATTTACCAGTCTTAGTAGTAAATCCATTAGACTCGAACAATACCTCATTTTTTCCCAGTTTGTCAAGGATAGATTGTTCAATAGATTCAGCTGTATCTTCAGCTTTAACTGTGAAGTCAGCAGAATAGCCATGATAACGAATTTGTACTCGGAAGTTTTTCATAAGTCTAATTTCTATCTTTATACTCGAAATGAGGCGGAATTGTGTTCCGCCTCAAATCTTAATTTGTCGATTACGCTCCTGGTGTACCGAAAATACCTCTCCAGTCAGATGCGCCAAATACGTATCTTTCCCGAGCTTTGTATCTTACGTTACCAGTATCAAAATCACCTTCCATAGAAGTTTTAAGAGGTGCTCTATCGAAATGTTTCATTCCGTTAGGTACGTCTGTGATTAAGAAGAATGCATCAGTATCGTTTAGATAGTGATTAACGAAATAACCTTCAGGGATCATTCCCATGTGTTTAAGTGCGTTAATGTCATTATCTGCTGTACCGACTCTGCCTACAGATTTCATCAATCTTTCAGCTACGAATTGCAGGTTAGTAGGTATTACTAATCTTTTCGCCTTTGCTGCAACTTTTAGACCACGTTCATCTTTAGTGTTCGCAATGTCTATCATACATTGCTCTAATGATGTTTCGTTAAGGTCAGATGCGGTTGACAAAATGTTTGACTGATTACCAGATAACGTTGGGTGACTCGCAATCAATAATACTTGACCATCACCGTAAGTCGGATTACCCGATCCAGTGAAGCCATTATTAAGGATGTTAGCACCTTTCGTATTCTTAGTACTCGCCATTGATCTTGCCAAAGCTTTTGTATAACGAGAAGCTAGTCTATCGTAGAGATTATCTTCGATAGCTTCTTCTGTTATTGAGAAAGCTAATGCAATTGTTTCCATCGTATATCTTGCAGTGTAAGTTTCCTGAGCTGTGTCAAAAGTTACTCCTTGACCTTCAGGTTTTACGCCTGCTTCACCGAATCCTGATAACATTACTTCTTCTTCAAAAGCTCTGTCAGAAGACTCAGTTGTGTAGATATCTTTGGTTTCGTCTGCGTATTGTTTATACTCCAACCCGAACAAGGCGTTTAAACCGGGCTCGAGCTCTTTAATTAGCTGCTGTCGTGATATTGCCATAGTTTATATTCCTTATAGTGCGTTGTTGTAATAAACATGTTCATTGAATTTTACAATCCAATTAGAATTAGCCGCTGTTTCATCACTATTACTAGGATCTTCAGATACTCTTATGAGAGCCAGTTGTCCGGTTCCAGCATAAGAAGTAGCTCCGATTTCTTCTTTTGAACGGCCATTAGTTACAGCTGCTCCTGCTGTATAAGCCATGTCAATAGATCGTCCTACATAAGTTTGATTGATTGTACCTGAAGTTTGCACTTCAAATAAATCAGCGGGGTCATCATACACAAACGCTGTCGCGCCAGCCGCGGGATTTGTTACATTAATATCCCCAGGCCAGTAATTGTTGAACGTTGGTTTTCTAGTAGTTGGATCGTCGTAAAAACAACCGTTAAAGATACCTAGATTACGTGTTGAACTTGTAGCTGCTGCTTGTCCGATATATCCTGCAGCAATTGCTGCTCCAGATTCATCAGTGCCAGCACCCATTTCAACAATGTCACCTGCATAAATTGCAGATGTGTAACCACTTGCGATTACATATTTTGAGGTACCATTAGAAGTTGGTCTACTACCGAGTCCGCCGACTTGTCTAAAGCCAAACGCTGCGTCTTGGTTTGCCATATTATTACTCCTTGTCCATAGTTTTACCTATAGACGGTTAATTAAAATCGATGATAGGAAATTGGTTGTTATTCCGAGAAAGATTACTCTTTCTTTGTACCACCGAATTGTACACGAGACTGCCTATCTTGTGAGATCGGCATACTCTTATGTTGTTCCTTCTTTAAATCGTGTTCTAAAGCTTCATTCGCATCTCGGGTCATACTTCTAAAGTATTCATCACGAGACTTGGCGATTTCTTCAGGTATCCTTGCCAACACAAGGCCACCAACTCCGATCATTCCCTTATACTTCCCTTCAGTGATTGTAGGATATTCGGATCCAGGGTATTCATCAGCTCGGATTAATTCCCAGCCAGATCTGAGTTTACCTTGAACGTTCTTGGTATCATCAAATCCCATTGTTTCTACTCTGATCCATCTATGCCTATAACCCGCAGGGGCTTTGGGCGCATCTAAAGATGATGGTGGAGTCCATACTTTTGGTCTTTCAGTTTTAGACCTAGTCTGGCTCGCACGAGAAGTTTTATTATTTTCCATATTATTATGCTCCTTCCGTGTTTAATAATTGTTTCGCATATTCTTCGAGTGGCACATTCAATTTTCGTGCAATTTGCACTTGTGACGATGTGAGTTTCACATTTTTGCGCCCAGGTTTTACACTTCGTTTCACCGAAGCAACTGTCTGAACAGTTTTAGGCGTATCTTTTATTGTTTTACCAAATTTATGCGGAAAGTCAACTTTAATTCTTTTGTCAATTTCTGCATAATATTCATCTGATTTAGGATCAAAACCTTCTTTTTCAACTAAATCCTTATGAATTTCGAACGCCGTAAAAGTCATGGCTCGGTCTTGACCAAACCAATTATTTTTCGTCGCCCAATTTTCTGCTTTTTCATCCACTTGGGGAAGGCTCGGAGTTTGCTCCGGTGTTCCTCCACCATATGCTGGAGTGCGTGGCTCCTTTTCATATTCTTCTCTTTTTAACTTTTGAGCTTCGATTGTACGAACATCACTGGTTAAAGCACTTAATTCAGCTTGAGCTTCAACTTGTTTTGCAGTGTCTCCAGCCTCAATAGCGGTTGCTAATTTTCCTTTAACAGCATCTAATTGGCTTTTAACTCTTGTCTCTGAGTCTTTAAGATATGTCGAATCTAATTTTGCGTACTTAGATTCCCATTGTTTTCGTTTATGCTCAACGCCTTTTGCATAATCGAGTGCAGCATCTTTCTGTCGTTCTGCTTCTCTCCATTTCTTAGTAAGTTTAGCAATTCTTTTATTAACTGTATCGCTATACTCTTCTAGTTTTTCGTCTTGCGGTTTATCTTGTTTTTGATCGTCCTTGCTATCTCGAACATCCACAGACTCGTCCAATTTCTCAGATGTGTCAGCGGGCTCAGTAGTGTCTTGCTTAACTTCTTCATTTTTGTCCTTCTCTGGTTCCGTTACGGTAACAGTAGCTGTTTCCTTTTCTTCAGGTAATTCAATCTCGGCACCCGGACCCGTAGTGTCGATGTCTACCATTTTTTCATTTTTCTTTTCTTCTGCACTTGGCATAGTTCCTCCTATGATTGTTATATGTCATGCAAGATCTCATCCGGATCTTGTATTGTTGCTAGGACCTCATCTTCATTTAAGATCCTTACTTCTCCCCCCATAATTTTAAAGCGTGATCCTGCATACCGAGCAAAGATCACCCATTCTCCTTTCTTACACCAAGGGCCTTCAGGGTAGCGTTTTTTATCCGCATAACAATCCGGTCCCATAGCTAATACTAAGCCACATACAGTAGCTAAGTGTTGTCTTTCTGCCGCTGTATCGGCTATATGAATTCCACCTTTTGTAACTCTTTTAGGTTGAAAAGGTAGAACTAAAATTCTCCATCCTGTTGGTTTAGGAAGTTTTTCTTTTGATGGTGGTTTATTACGATTTGCTTCTGCTTCTTCTGCAGCTTTTTTTAGATCAGGTTCTAAAGCTAATTTAACTTTTGGTATTTCCTGGTTCTTTGTCGATTCTAACAACGTTTCCGTCTTCTTCATGTAGCTCCTTTTTATTCAGCAGGTTAGAGATTTCCTGTAACACTGATTCCAGTGCACTGATTTGTCCTGTAATATATTTATATTTATCAAAGTTGTCAACCCCTCCAGAGGTGACATTAATTGATAATGCAGCCAGCTGTTGTTTTATAGCCCGCTGTAATTTGTGTACGAATACAAACTCGTCCATTATTTTCTTTTTTTCTTATTTTTTTTCTTAATTTTTTTCTTTTTTTTAACTTTTTTCTTTTTCTTAGCCATTACGACCTCCTTTTTTTTTTCTTTTTTTTTTTTTT